ATATTAGTGAAATAGACGGTAAAATCATCCATGTATAATAACAACTGGATACGGATCGAAGATTTATCCAGGTTCTTAAATCAGTTTGAACCTCAGCTAATCCACCCGGATGACCCCAGGTGGATTACTTTTTGGAGAGAAATGAAGAGGAGGGTGATTGAAGGAGTGTGGTTTGAGGATTTTGGTAAATGGAGATATGGTAGAGGCAATCTTGGTTTCTACCATTGGTACTGTCGTATTCCTGATGTAGATGAAGAGAACAAGGTACATGGTAAGATGATCAAGCCTTTGATCAGAGATTTGGAATGGCACAGGTCGTATTATATTGCTGAGGCAATGGGTTTTTCAGGATTTTCTGATGATGATAAATATACTTCTGACCTCCACATATTCAATGTAGATAAGAACAAGTTTCCTATATCTGATGCCAGGTATCTCAGGTATTTCAAGCTGGATGGTACATTTAAGGAATTTATACCAGCCAGGGAGAACCTGTTCAGGCTGCATGATGCTCCTGTAGGCAGGCCTTTATACTATAATGACGCTAAGAATTATTTGGAAATGGGTAGCAGGGGAGGAGGAAAATCCGTTTATACTATATTAGGTGAAATAAAATACGCTATCTGTACAGATGGGGCAAAGGTATATAGTGAAGATACCAGGTTAAACCCGAATAAAATCCTTATTAACGTAGGTGCTGGGGTTAAATCAAAGTCTGCCAAGACCCTGGAGTTCATGAAAGAATCCATGAAGCATCTTGGTACTAATCCTGAATGTGGTGTGTGGGGAAAGAAAGGGGAGGATGATTGGGAGCCTTCTCCTTTCTTTAAGGAAATGACAGGTAGTTTTGATACAGATGATGACAGGGGATGGACTAATACATTCAAGGTTAAATCAGGTTCTGATTGGGAAGATAGAGGCACAGGTTCAGGTGTATTCCACATGAGCTACTCCGCCAATAAGAAAACAGGTGCAGAAGCTGGTGCTGGTGGACGACGCTCTTTGATCTTTTATGAAGAAATAGGGTTGTTCCAGGATATGCTGCAAGCATGGGCTTCAGATGAAGCTGTAGTTAGGGTAGATGGTGTGCAGTATGCACCAAGAATTGGTATTGGTACATCTGGAAATATTGAAACTTTAAAAGCCTCCAAACAGATATTTACTCATCCCGAACAGTACAATTGCCTGGAGTTCGAGTCAGAAGACAGACAGTCTAAACAAGGCTTCTTTTTACCAGCATACATTGTAGATAAAAGGTTTAAAGACTCCAACGGTAATACTGACCTTGAAGCTGCTAAAAGATTCTATGAAGAGGAGCTTGAGTCTAAGTTAAAGACAAATGATTCTGCTATCATCAATGGATACAAGATGAACTACCCTACTAAGGTAGATCACATGTGGGTATCCAAGACTGGTGATTTACTCCCTGTACGCGAAGCGGAGATAAGGGAAAAAGAGCTTCTTAGAAATAACCTGTATGAGTCTATTGGTATACCTATTAGGTTATTCTATGATCCTAATACGACTACAGGTGTAGGATATGAAGTTGATCCTACACTTGAACCTTTTTATGATGACAACTTTGTAGATAGAGATACGCTTGATGGTGCAGTAGTCATGTATGAACAGCCGTTTACAATTAATGGGATTATACCGAGTGATGCTCATATAGTGACACATGACCCTTATGTATCTGATGCCTGGGATGAAGGGGGATCGCTTGGAGTTACCCATGTCTGGATTAATCCAAAGTATATACCACAAGGAGCTAAAGGTAATTGCCTGGCTGCTACATACATTGGTAAACATAGAAAAGGTGTAGACGGATATAACGAAGAATTAGAAAAGTTGTGTCAATTCTATGGTAATCCGTTTAGGCAACTATGGTATGAAGCTAACAGAGGAGAGAGATTGAGGTCTTACCTGTTAAAGAAACAGAAAGCATTTCTTATGTGCCTACAGCCTCAGTTCGAGCAAGGAAGCCATATATACCTGCGTAATACTAATAAAACTGGTTTTATGGTAGGCTCCCAGGTAGCAAAAATTGGCATGATCGACAGGTTAAATGAATGGTTGCTTGAAGAAACACAACTGGCAGGAGAAGACGAGCCTAAGATGAATATTTTCAGAATACCATGTATATTTACGATACGCCAGATAAAAGGCTACGATTTGAAAGGTAACTGGGATGCTGTTTCCTCTCTTCTTGGATTGCCTCTTGCTCTTGGTGAAATACAGCATAGGATACACGAATCTCTTAATCCTAAGAAAAATCCTCTTGGCCTAATGACCAGGTATGTTAAACAAAGAATTGGTGAACGATGAATGAACCTATCTATTACTTGCGTGTATCTGAATCCGAAAAACATAAGGATGATGGTAAGTGGTATCGTGATTATCTGAACTACATTGTACCATATAATACTACTGTAGTTAACAATTACGAACAGATGAAGTTATGGTACGATGTTATTAATGACAATATTGATGGTTTCAGAGACAGGCTGCGTGAATTTTGCAGGCCTGGTATTAACGCTGAGATAAGCCGTGAACTTGACCTGGATGAAGAGATAGTTCATTATAACCGCATCTTCTCTAAATACTCTTACCTAAATGGAGAAATGCTTAAACGTAATGATAAGCATTTTGCAATGTTCTTGTCTGAAGAGGCTATTTCGTTTAAAGACGAAGAGCTGAAGAAAGAGCTGAGCAAGGCTCTTGCTGAACAACTACTTCTCAAAGTAGAGCAGACAAGGATGATGCTGGCTGGTGGTACAAAGATTGACAGCGAAGATTATGCCAGGCAGATGCAATCTATGCCCAATCCAGAGGAGATTACAGCTAACTTTAAATCTGAGCTGGAGATATTTGCCAATAATGTATTGGATTATGCTTATCATTCCGAAGAGATTGTTCGAAAGAAGTCGCTTGCCTTTAAGCACATGATAACATCTGACAGGTGTGTGTTCTACGTTGGTGAAAGGTATGGTAAACCTGGTATTCATGTAGTTAACCCGCTAACCTTTGGTTTTCACAAATCACCGGATGAGTACAGGATTGAGAAAGGAGACTATGCCTGGAGCAGGACTACGTTGACAATGGCTGAAGTCCTTAACCTGTACGGTGATGTATTGACACAGGAACAGATAGAACACCTGGCTACATATACTTATTCGTCAAGCCTGGCTGTTAATGAGCGCCACAAAGTAATATCTGGTGGCGAACCAAAAGTTACCTATGACCCTACCAGCTTTGAGATGGGGTTACACATGCAGGATTCTCTGCATAAGACTGTAGGCCAGGCACAAGGTTCTGGTACTAATAAAAGGTACAACAACTCCAGGTTGATCTATAAAACCCACTTTGAGTTTAAAGCATTCCGCGAACTGACCTTTCTTACTTACATTGATGAGTTTGGAAAAGAAGTAACCGAAGTACATCCTGGAGAATATACTATTCCAAAAACAGCTACCAAAATCCAATTCACTAATAAGTATGGTAGGAAGTCTACCAAGTACGAATGGGTAGATATTCTTGGTATGAGTTATGTAGCTGAAAAGTTATGGATACCAAGAAGGTACGAAGTGACACGGCTCGGTTCTGATATTTACATTAACTATCGTGAAGTACCTAACCAGCCCCTGAACCTGGATGATCCTTATGGCAGCTTTACTCTGAGCTACAAAGGCAGGATAATGACCTCAGTTAACTCTGAGTCAATTAGCCTGGTTGGTAGGGCATTGCCTGCACAGTTCCAGTACAACCTGGCTAAGCATATTATGAATAAAGAGCTTGCCAAGTACGAAGGGTATATCAAGAATGTTGACGTAGACCAGATACCAGATTATCTTGAACTGGATGAAAACGGTGAGCCTCTTGGTGTAGATAAGCTCGCAATCTGGAGGTATTTCAGGCGGGTATTTGGGGATAGTTATTACTCTGGTAGCCAGAACTCTGGTGGCTTGCCCAACCCTAACAGGACTGCTGCGGTACGCCCTGAAGTTGCAGGAGCTATTGCTGAAATATTTAATCTGCAACGGCTACTTCAGCTGATTGACCAGGAGATTGGCATGAGCATGGCTATTCCTCTTCAGGCTGAGGGGCAAATACAGGCTAATTCGAATGCTTCTGATAATATGAGGTCTATCCAGCAAGGCTATACTATGATCGAATGGTATATGCTGGAATTTTCTGAAATCGTCAGAAGTACGCTTGAAGAGTATCTTCAGCAATTCACCGGATATTACAGGAGCTTTTTCAGAGATCATCCAAATATTAAAGAACACTTCCTGCATTATGTGGTTCCTGGGTCAGCCAGGCAAGCTGTAAAAGTCCTTCCTGAGTACTTTGACTATGGAAATATTGGTTTGTTCCTCAGCTCCAGCCAGGCAGATGATGAATACAGGAGGATGATTATGAATTATGCGTTGCAGCCTCTTGCTCAGAATGCAGGCGAAGGCGCTGAGATGATCTCTACTTTGATCAAAGCAATCACAGGAGGTTCCAGCAGGGAAGAAGTCCATAAGATGATTAGCCTGGCAGCAAAGGAACAAGCTGCCAGAATGCAGGAGCTTGAGAAAATCAGGGGAGAAAACGCAGTGAGGATACAGGCTGCAAAACGTGACCAGAGAGAGGATGAACAAGCTCATGAGATAGATAAGATTGTGCTTCAGAATAGCCTGTCTAAAGATGCTGATGAAATCCCAGCTGAACTTGAAGCTACAAAAGTACTATCTGAAATACGGCAAAGAGACAGAGAACTCGATATTAAACAACAAGAAGCAAATAAGAATAAAACAGTTTAATCGCTTTGTATAGATGTAAACTTGGTATAAGACCTTCTTATGCTATATTTTTGAACTTAAACTATATTAGCTGATGTCAAATCAACATGGATTACCAGAATTCACGTTTGATCTTGGGGACTTGCCAGAAAACGAGCCAGCAACAACACAGGAAGAAAACAAGAGCGCTGAAGAAGTTCAGCCTCAGGATGTTGAAACTACTGATATTCCAGAAACGCCCGTTGAGGCACAGGCCGAACAGGCTCAGGATGAACCTGCTGAGGAAGCTGCTCAGAATGAACAGATAGATGAAGAGCAGGCTGAACGATTCAGGTCTCTTCTTGGATTCTGGAAAGACGAAGGCCTGCTTAACTACGACGGAGAATTCAAAGGCACTAAAGAGGAGTTTGCCGAGATTCTAAGGCAACAACGAATTGCTGACCAGGAAGCTGTAGCTGATGCAGTTATTGGAGCTGTACCTGAATATGCACAAGGGCTGGTTGAGTATATCTTGTCCGAAGGGGATACTCTGACAATGGATAAACTCAAAGAGTTTTTGGATATATCTTCAAATGCAGCCAGCTTACCAAAAGTAGAAACGGAAGATAGTGCGAAAGCTTATCTGATGTCAAAGTATGAGAAGCTTCACGGTAAGGATATGGCTACTACGTTCATTGAAGCTCTTGAAGATAATGGAACGCTTGTTAATACTGCTAAGTCAGAACTGGATAAGGATAAAGCTGAAGCAGAGCGTATTGAAAAGCAGAGGATTGAAGAAGCCAAGATGACTAAGGCTCAACGTGCACAAGCAGCTGAACAATTTCAGCAAATGCTTGCAACAGAGTTAAAAGCTACCGGATGGAAAAACGATGTACAACAAGCTGCTTATAATGAGATTTACTCTGGTAATCTCAAAAATAAAACAGCAGGTATTGTGCAGCATCCAAAAGCCCTTATTAAACTGGCTAATTATCTGAGGTTCTATGACCCAAAAACAGGGGATATTAACGAAGAAGCCTTTGCGAAACATTCTTTTTCAGGAGCAGCTAAACAGCTTAAAGATAATATAGATAAGCACTTCAGTAAATCCGGTGCTTTTGGTGGAGGAACACCAACTCCACGTAAGAATGATAAGGATGTACAATACGAATTTGTTTAAAACTTTAATAAATTAAATAATGGAAAGACGTACTGCAATTAAAGTTACAGAACGCAAAGGCTTCGGCGGTAGCTTTTTTGATTCTGTAGCACATGCGGCGATGTTTCGTGATGAAGCTCCGTATGATTTCGGTGTAAAGACCGCAATGCTGTACTCTGCCGAAGTAGACTCTGATATTGTGAACAAGAAGTTCACTTATCACACCTATGCCTCTGGTAACTATTACGTTATCCCAGGCGGTAAGGACGAGTATCAGTGGTCTGTAATCGGAGATGCAGATGTGGACTTTCGTGTAACTGAACTTTTGGCCGCCGCTGATTCTTACCCTGGTAAGGATGGGCTGGAGTTCGAAATTGCCCTGGATAAGGATTGGCTGCATGAGCCTGTGATGATCCTGTCTGAAAACCCCGACCTGCCTGGTTTGTTGATCAAAGGGTATCCTCGCCCTCTTGGCAACCAAAGCTGGGCTTACACTGTGGTTGTTCAATCTGGTGACCCGAACAAGTACATTCCGGTAGAATACCTGCAACCAGGTAAAATCTGGACGCGTATTTCTGCACCTACCAGTGATGAAGAAAACCCCTGGTATGCACCGGATCAGTACAGCTCTATGCTGAAGCTGCGCTCGATTGTTGGACAGGTTTCTAACAAGATCGAGTTCAACGACAAGTTCATTCGTATGGAGCTTGCTGCTGCCAAGAAAGGTACAGCTAACACGGAAACTTATGATTTCGCTGGTAGGAAATACTCTGATGCTTTTAGCTCTCAGTATGTCTATCAAGCTAAACTTCGTGACCCGAAGCGTAATGAAATCATTGAGAAAGGTGTGTTTATCAGCAAAGCTGAAGCTCGCTTGTTGGAGCGTTGTGAAATGGACAGGGAACTTCTGATGGAGTTTGGCCAGGGCCAGTTCACTTATGCTTCTGATACGGAGAAACCTCTGAAGATTGCTCCGGGCTGGCGTGAAATTTTCAAAGACGGTAACTACTTCCAGCACAACGGTTCGCTTACCCTGAAGCAGCTGTACGAATACATTCGTGCCATTTACTTCCGTCGCCACAACTTCAAGAATCGTAAGATTAAGCTGTACTCTGGTGAAGGTGGTATTGCCTTCCTGAGCGAACTGATCAAGCGTGAAGCAAGTACATTCCAGACCATTGAACCTGGAGTATACATTGAAAAGCGTGGTGAAGGGATGTACCACAGCAATGAATTTAGCTATGGTGCTCAGTTCACTAAGCTGAAATTGCCGATGGGTATTGAGGTTGAAATCCTCTATGACCCGATCAAAGACAATGACCAGCTGTTCAAGATGAAAGCCCCTGGTACTAACCTGCCGCTGGAAAGCTTCCAGATTGACATCTTTGACTTTGGTGCTACCGAAAACCGTCCTCAGGATGCTCCTGTTGAAAACATTACTATGGTAATGCAAGACGGAGTTGAAGAATACTACCAGGTTGGTGGTGTTTATGACATCCGTACTGGTGCTCCGGTTGATGGTTCTGTTCGCCCCACTAACTCCAAGCGTGTTGGTATCTATCGTACCTGTGCTGGTAGTTTGTGTGTCTGGGACGTGAGCCGTGTGGGACGTATTGAATGGAGAGTATCATAAAGCGTTTTCTTTCTTTTTTACTTTAGTATTTGCATATACCAGACAAGTTTCATATCTTTGTGGTGTTAATAAATTATTTAATTTTTTAATACCGCAGAGATATGAACTCTTGTTTGGATGAATTAAAAATCAATGCAGAACAGGTTGTAACCCTTTACAACCAAGGGCTTACAGTAACCGAAATTAGCCGTTCGCTGAGATTATCGAAAGCAGTAGTATCTTACATACTACACGCATCTGGTTATGTGCCTAAATCTCCTGGTAATACAAGCAATGTTCCTTCAAAGGAACAGATAAATGAAATGATCAGGTGTTATGAAAAAGGTTTAAACGCTTCTGAAATTGGTAGGCAATTAGGGTTTTCTTATAAAACCGTGTTGAAGTACCTTGATCGAAATAATATTAGAAGTACAAAACCTAATTTTACATCAGAACAGATACAAGAAGCTAATCGTTTATATAAAACAGGGCTGCCTGCACACAAAGTAGCTGATATTATGGGAGTGTCAAAACCGACAATCCTGTATCATTTAGAAGCTGTACGGCCAATGGGGCCAGTGAGTCAAAAAGTCGATTCAACTTACTTTGATACCACCAACACCTCGGATAAAGCGTATTGGCTAGGAGTAATGTATGCTGATGGTAATGTTGACACCAATGGGAACAGTCTTACTTTAAGTTCGACTGATAAAGAGTTGGTAGAAGCTTTAAAAGAGGCACTCAAAGCAGAACATACGGTTTATGCAAATAATCGTAGTTTAAAGAATCCTAAATGGAAAGATACTTACACACTTAGGATTTTTAATAATGAGCTTCGTAGCAGTCTTATGCAACACGGCTGTGTTCCGAATAAAACCGATAAAGTCAGTTACCCTCAAATAAACTCTGATTTAAACAGGCATTTTATTAGAGGATTGTTCGATGGAGACGGCTCAGTTTGGGGAAAGCCGGGAAGAGGATATTTTTCAATTACTGGTTATTTACCTTTTTTAGATGAAGTC